AAGAAAGCCCAGAAAGGTCAACCGTGCCATCGCTTGTGTAGCCAGTTCCAAGGTTCCACGATGTTCCAGAGTTGTACGATGGCCACGCACCCTTGATTTGACCTCCGACAACACGAATGACGCATTCAGCCCCACCACCACCACCACCAGTCACAGGGCACTTCCAGAACCCATCAGGATATCCAGACCCCTCGTCGTCAACCCTGTACTTGTAAATCTTCTGGCGATCCGCGAAGTCCCCAAAGTAGATTCCAGCCTGACGATAAATCCCGCCCTGTCCACTCATTCCTACGCACGTTATACGTCTAACTTTGTTCCCCTCTGTCCATGGAACTCCAAGGTTATCAACTCCAGACTGGGCGAAAAATGCTCTAGCACGCTGAGACTCGCAGATGGGTCCAATAAAAACTATGTCTTCAATTGCCTCGTCAGGCCCTACGTTGCTAACTCCATTCACTAATCTCCCAAGCGCAACTGCATCATCTCCCGACTGGATGTATCCACCAACAAACACCATTCCTTTTCCGTTAATAACGTGAACTCCATCATGTCCGCGCCCCACCCCACCTCTTACAATCGGGCTCTGCCAAAATACGTTCCTTCCACCGATAGCAATTCCCCACTGGTCATTGTTCGTGGTTCCGTGCCAGACCTCAATCGCCCCTGGTTCAACGAAGAAGTTTCGAACCTCGTTTAGGTACAATGGAGGCTGAAGGATCAGCTTTGTGTCATACTTGAGTATGAACTTTCCAGGTCCGCTGAATCGCATGTTGTCGCTCAGTCCGTACCAGTTATCCGGATTGGAATAGTCAACAGTATTAGTTTTCCAAGCCTCAAAGGCGTTTACGACTCCCGTGGTCTGATATACTGAAACACCGTCAACACGGCGAGTCGCCATGATTCCTCTGTCTAGTCCGCTGTAGTCAGTCGCCCTCCAAATTACCACTTCTCCTACGGCCTTGTAGATGACGTTCGGCATCAGCGTTAGCTGATTGATGTGCATCGAACCCGGCTGGAAAACCAGCGTCACGCGGGCTCCGGTGTTCGTGTTGTAGTCAGACGATGCTTTGTTGATTGCGTCTTGGATAGACTTCGTTTTTGTTGCTACGTCGTTCGTGTTTATTGTGCCGTCGGCGGCGTCATAGTACGTCGTAGGCACGTATTGCGTCAGGGACGACGTGCCACCAGCTCCGGAGATGTCCGCAGCAATCTGCGTGACCATGTTCGTGACATCGGTCCACGAGTACTTATTCGTAAGCGTCCCGTTGCTGTCCCAATAAGCGATCTTGTTTTGGTTCGCGCTGTAGGAGCTGAGAAGCGCGTCAACCTCCACGAGTCCGGCAGTGGTCGTCCCTGTCAGTGTCGGGTTTGTGAACTTCGAATCGACGTACAGCTTGTTTGCTGCGTCGGAGCTTCCGGACGGGTTCGCCACGCCAATGATGCGCTGGCTCGAAAGCGTGATCGTGCTGGACGCTGTGACGGGTCCAGTGAAAGCCGTGGTTCCGGTTCCGGTAAGGTTCGTTGCCGTTCCGCCGTTCGCGTCGAGCTTGCCGGCAGACGATCCACCTCCGGTTCCAGTGACAGCGACAAGCGCGTTGCTGTTGGCGACGAAGAAGTTGGTCGGAGTCGCAAGCGCTCCGTTGGTGTTCACCATCACCGGGGTGATCGTGAGCTGCCCGAACGCGAGCAGAGGGAACAGGAAAGCGATGACGGAACTGATTCTCATGCGGAAGGAAGGCTGGCGAAGGCGACGGTGGTTTGGTCGAGACCGAGGACGTTGATGCCTCCCGATACAGTCCCGAGCAGCTTGGCGTAGTTGCCGCTGGAAACCTTGATCCAGATGGAACCGTCAACCGGCTTGAAGATGACCCCAAGGCTGGACGAACCGTCCAAGCTCTTCTTGGTGATAGCCACAGGGTCGGCGTCCGTGACGTTGATCTTGACGATTCCGGCAACGGTAGTGGTAGCCGCGCTGACGGTTCCGCTTCCACTGGACGATCCACCAAAGTAGGAAGGATCCGGAAGAGCGGGCCCTTCAACCTCAAGGTCCGAAAAGTTGAGCGTCCCGGCAGTGTTAGGAACGCGAACAGAGAATTGAGTGACTACCGGACCGCGATACTTGGACCGAACGCAGTCAACGATGTAGATTCCAGGATGAAGCGGGGTGCTGAAATCACCGTTGCTGTCGGTCTGGACAACGATGGGAGCCAACTGGACGCACGAAGTTCCGTTGAACATCGGCCCGGACTTCTGAAGGAACGTGAACGTCCCCACGAAGGCCGAGTCATTCGGCAACCGAATCCTGCCTGTGATTGTCGGGACAGCCATATCAAGTCGGGTAGGGAACCGCGGTCTCCAGGTCGAAGGCCTTGGTCCTGAACTTCACGTCGAACGTCAGCATGATTCCGGCGGAACGCTTCCCGCTCTGGCGGACTGACGTGATGGAGTTCGAAAGCTGGAAGTAGTGGCAGAGGCCACCGAAGGTTTGATCGACGCCAAAGGCTTTGAGCACGTCGCCCTCAAGCGCGCGGGCCAGACGCGGCGCATCGTCGCCTTGGTCAATCACCGACACGTTCAGCGTCAGCGAGTGCTCGGAGGTATCGTAGTCGAGGTCTGAAACGTCTCCGGATTCGTCCCGTAGCAGGATGCACGGCATCTCGCCGTCCTGGATTGGTTCGGTCTCAGGGTCGCGCCACTCGTGGATGGAGAGCCCGGCGTCCGTGCTGTAGCCGTTCTGAAGCGAAATCACGCCAAGGCTCGCGCGGATGGTGTCAATCAATCGCTGGCGCACGGTGCTCATTCGGACAGGTTCGCTTTCGTCATCCCGTTTCGGGCGTTCGGCTCAATGCTCCGAATCGTCCACGACTTCCCATTCTCATCGGTCCACCGAGCGCCCCGCAGCAGCCCGTCCGGAAGGTCGGACGTGATGAACCAGACGGACGGATCGGAAGACTGCACTGCGTACTGGGCAACCGTGTCGCCCTGGTACTGTTCACGCGGAATCGGCGTGATCGAAAACGCTCTCCCATCCAACAGCGAAAGCGTCCCGGAAACCCCGAACGCCTTGGCGAACTTGGAAAGATCGCGCCCGCGAAACCTATTGAGTAGGTCACTCATGGCGCTTTGGAGCCGGCCCGGCCAACGACAACCGAGCCGGCCCCAGCCGCTCCGGGATCAGACTTCCCGGTTGATGATTTGGACCGTCACCGAGCAGGTGAAGGAAGGCGTGGTGCCGGCAATCGTCGCCACGGCCCGGATGTACCGGCGCACGGCGCGGGGATCCACCTGGAGCGCGACCGGATTGGTCAGCGCAGCGGTGACCTGCGTGAACGTCAGCCCGGTGACATCGGCGAACGTGCTGTTGTCCGCGGAGTCCTGGATCTTCACGTCCAGCGTCGGGGTCGTTCCTGAGGTGGTCCCGTTGTTCAGGACCACCAGAACGTCAGCGGCGCCCTGAAGGTCAACGCCGGTCCCGTTCGCGGTGGTCGTGCGCGCCACAGGCGCGAACGAAGTCTTGAGGGTGCTGATGGAGTAAATGGAGGGCATTGTCTGCTATCCTTTCTTGGTCTTGGTTTCAGGCTTCGGTTCCACATACACCTCGGCCTTGTTGTTCTCCTTGAGCAGGGCGAAGTCGGAGGGTTCAACCTCGACGACATCACCAGCGCTCGCGGGAACCCCACGGATCGACGTGTTGCGAAGAATCTTGGCCTTCATGGATTACTGGGCGCCCGAGTCAGTGGACACGCAGAACGAGGCGGGGTGACGCACGCCGACATCCGTCAGCAGTTGGATGGTCACCTTGACTTGGCCGGAACCGGCCAACGAGTACGGATCCACGACGACATCCATGCCGTCCCAATCAGCCATGATAACGTTCGCCCAGTTGGCGAAAATCACCTTGTCGCTCGGCACCTGTTGCGAAACTTCGGCCCTGTAACCGTTGACGGTGTTGCTCGGATCCCAAAGGTAGACCGCCTGCGCTGTCACCTTCGGCGTCGTTTTCCACTTGCCTCGGACGGGGGCAGTGGTGAGGTAAGCCATTGTGCCATAATCGGCGTTGTCGGTGGAAACCTCGGTTTCGAACTGCACCACTTTCGCCCACGTCGCCGCGGCGCTGAAGGTCACGGTATTGATGCCGGTGGTGTTCAGGATGCCCAGCGGTTCGCCATCGGCTCCGAGTCCATTGATGGCTGCGCGGTCCTTTTCCAGTGCCAGGACGCGCATCAGGTCGTCCCGGATGAAACCTTCCACGTCGATGCTGGATTGCGCGAGGAGCTGCTTTGTGAACGCCGTGGCACCGAAGAGGCGCTTCGGCTTGAAACCGAGCTGTCCGAAGGCCTGCGTCGAGTCGGTTCCTGTTTCAGTTTCAGAGAGCCAGTACGAGATTGCGCCGCCGGTGACTTTCGGAATGGCAACGTCACCCATAAGTCCTGACAACGTGGTTGCACCAAGTTGGGCTACCATGGCCTTATTACGGAGAAGGGAGATGAGGCTGGATCCGAGGACATCGGTCCCAACGGTGAACCCGCCCTGGGTCGAGGTCGTGACGTTCAACGCGCGAAGCTGTGCCGCGGTCAACCCGCGCGCTTCGGCGAGGCTGCGTCCGGCGATGTCGTGCGGAACAAAGAACCCGGACGGGTCCCGCCGGTTCCGTTTCGCCACGGCGTCGGAGGCCTCCCTCTCGATCCCATCCAACTGCTTGCCGGAGGCAATACAATGGATGGCGCGCAAAAGCGAATAGCTCCGAATGTCCTTTTGGCTCAGTCCGATGTTCGGGTCCTCGGTCGCGACCGGCTTTGCGAGCCCGCGGCTTTCGAGGATGTGGGAACGGAAAGCGTCCACGCTGGAGCCGTCATTGACGAAACGGTCGATGTCGGTCTCGGAAACGTTGAATCGCTTGGCGAGCTTGTTGATTTCGGAGATGCGGGTCCGCTCGGCATTCCGCGCGGCATCTCCAGTCACCTCCACCCGGGGCGCGGCAGGAGCCGCCACAGCAGCGCCACCACCACCCTCGGAAGAGGGATTGAGGTTCAGGTTTCGGTTCATTTGAACTTGGATTTCAGTTGGGTTCTCTGCAGAGCGTCCAACACCCACGGAGTCATCCGCGGGCACGCTCACAATCGAAATTTCATACGGCTGCCAGCCGGTCACGCGGTAGGACTCCACGCCGTCCTGGGTCGCCTCGTGCATCATCGACTTCACGCGATAGCCGACGGACACCTTGGAGCGGATGCCGTCCTTCACGTCGTTGAAGCACTCGCTGGCGCACTCCCCGTTTCCGAATCGCACCTCGGCGTATCCACGCCCGTCTTGCACCCACGCCTTCTCGACGACACCGATTTGCTCCTCGGTATCGTGACCAAGGAGCAGGGGTGCCCGGTTGTTCAGCCGGGAGAGGTCGCAGGCGTTTCCGGAGTGGTCCAGGATCTCGAATCCGTACCAACGCTCCACCGGCTCCTCGGAGGAGAAGGAAACGGTCAGGCTCCGGTTCTCGACGTTGACGGCTTCACGCGTGAACGTGATGTCACGCCGAAGGTCAGACGATTTGAGCTTGAGTGTGGTGCGATCCACGCACCCCCAGATTGGGACCGGCGACCCCTATATCAACCGCGCCGGTTTGCAACTCTTTGCAATTTGTTGCAACCGCCCCAGAAAGTGCGCTTCTCCAAGCCTGTTGGGTTGGGAACGCGCTGAAGGAACGCGTGGACATCTGATAGCCTCGCGACTCCTCCGGGCATCTGAAGCCCCATCCTCCGCAGTGAGTAAGCCCACCGCGTTCCTTTGCTGAACGTCGCCGCAATCTCTTTCGTTGTTAGGAGCGGATCAGTCATTGCGCACTGGTTGGTGCTGCCTGGGTCGTCTCGACTTTTTGCTCTTTCACTCCTGATACAATCTTCTTCGCGGCCTCTTCGCTGATTGTCGGGAACGCCGCTACGATGACGGCAACCGCGGATTCCTCGGTGAGTACGCCAGTCGAGAGCTGAGTGATTACAGAGATGAGCGCCTCCGTTTGTGCTCCGTTCAACGCGAGGTCTTGGATTGATTCCGCAGCCATAACAGGTTCAGATCCAGCCGTCTGTCCGGATTGATCCACTGAATCAGTCTGACCCGGAATCGGCAGCTTGTTCTTCGGGTCCATCGGGTCCGGGATAAGCCCACCACCCTTGAGCATTTCGGTCTCGTCCTTGAGTTCCTGCCACACGTTCTCAGCGTCTCCTCCGGATTCCTCAATGACCTGCTTGCGACTGGTGACGGCGAGGCTGACACCTGCCTTGGCAGCGTTGATCTCCTTCTCTGGGTCAACCCAAGTCCATCGGCGCGGCCTCCAAAGCGGTTCCATGGCCTCCACGTCGGCCACCTTGAGCCCGGTCCGGAGCAGCTTTTCCTCGCGCCACGCTTCCCAAATCGGGTCCAGCACGTTCTCGCGGTGCGACTCCTGAAGCATGCGGTAGGTGTCCCGCTCATCCAGAAGCCCGATACGCGCGGACGAGTAGTTGACCTGCGACAGGTCGCCCGTAAGCGAGTGGTAGGAAACGTCCGCGGCGCACGCCACGCCCTGCAGCATAGCGCGAAGGAAGGCTCCAAAGCTAGCGTTCGGGTGCTGAGGGTCAAAGGTTTGAACCGACGCGCCCGCCGGAAGCTGTTCGAAGGTGCCTGGGGACACGTCCGTGATCGTGTGGCCCGCAGCGTCCTCACCGTCTCCCGGCCATTCCGTTCCGTCCGGAGTGGTGAAAAAGCCCATCTTCCCTGCGCCCACGCGTGATGCCACAAGTTCGGATTCCTCGTACCCGCCCAGCATGTTCAGACGGATGATCGCGGAGAACAGGTCTGGAATCCCGCGGGTCTGCCCAGCGAAAACCGGGTTGAAGTGGTGGATTATCTCCGAGGCTGGAACGCGCTCGCGCTGCCCGTACCGCTCGCCACCCGGTAGCCAATCGACCGGCGACCGCTTGAAGATGTGATAAAACTCGGGCGCTCCCCATTCGTTCTTCTCGACTCCCATGCGGATCATGCGTCCGCCGCCAAGGTCCTCGTTGTGTTGCTCCCACAGGCAGTCCACCGGGATGATCTGCACGGCAAACCCGTGGTCGTTGCCGAAGTTGCGAACCTTGCGGAGTAGGCATTCCCCGTCGATTGCGCGCGTCACTTCGGTGAGCTGGCACAGCCGGACCAGCGACATGTTGCGCGTAACGGTCGCGTTCTTAGGCTTCGCCCAATCGTAGAAGTCGCGCTCGATCATCGCCGCGGCTCCTTCGTTCTTGAGAGTGGACTTGACCGTCAGCGCAAACCCAGTGGGCCCCACCACGTTCTTCTCTATCAGGCGATTGTAGCGCCGCACGTAGTCGTTGTCCTTGGCGAGCTGGCGAGACCGAGCCCGCATCGTGCGGAGCTGGTTCACCAAGTCGGCGTCAACGGATACGTTTTGAATCGTGAAGTCAGCCGTCAGCCGATTGACCGCGCCGGCGGCGAACGACCGCTGCAGCAAGCGCGACGGGATCGGCTTGGGTTGCTGCTTCTGGTAGCCGAAGCGCGAGGCTATGCGATCAAGGAGCGTCATTTCTGGAAGCGGACGAGGATTCTGGATCTGCGGCCCAAGCCTTTCGCCACCCGTTCCGCATCAAGCTCTTGCCGGTAAAGTGTCGCGTAGCGGTCGCGTAGCAGCAGGAGGTCCGCAATCGGTCGTAGTTCGAGGGCGAGACCGTCCACGGTCAGCGTGCGCTCATCTCGGCCAGCGGTTCCCTCAATGCACGATTCGATTGCGTCGAGCGTGCGCTTGACCCGAGACCGCGGGTCGAACGTGTCGGAGCCAGCGAAGTTCTGCGCCACCTCGATCCGTCCGGTGTCGAGCGTCACACGCTGTCCGGTCTTGGTCGCGAAGCACTGCCACGGAACGGAGCCAGCGGAGAGTAGTGCGCTGTCCGTCGTGGAGAGAGTCGCCGTGTGCGTAGCTCCGGACCCGGTGCAGGTAATCGTCAGAGCAGCGCGGTCCGCACAGCGGAAAACGTAGGTCACCACCCAGCCGGATGTGGCCGGATAACTCGGCTCGTCCCGGGTCCAAGTCGCGCTGTCGCCCGCTGTGATCTTCGTCGGCTCGTTCATTCAATACCTCTTGAATCCACCCATCCAGCTCCGTCCCGGAATACGCTGGCGCGCTGGGCGTGGCTTCGGTGCCGCATCAATCGCTTGATCCGGATTCGCGGCGACCGCCTCTTGTTTCGGTTGCTCAACCGGCACCATTGTGAGATGCTGAGAAGTTTTTGCAAGCCCAGCCTTGACCTTTTCCCACTTAGGTGCAAGCCACTGAAGCGCGGCGTAGGCGTACACCCGGCAGTCGAGAGCTTCGTTGCGTGCGCCTTCCACCTTCGGCGTCCACTTTCTGCGGGCCACCCCGTTCACGTAGGACAACCGCGCCTCTTCCGCGGTGAGCATCTGGAAGAACACCTCCCCGAAGCCTGACTTCGGATCGTCGGTGAAGTGCATATAGCCCGGCCCGAATTCCGTCATCTTCATGCGGTGCATGATGATGTCCTTGGCGGATGAGGTTCCAACCATCATCACGGCGGCGCGCTTGGCGTTCGCTCTGGAAATCTTGGCGATGACCGGGGCACCCGGAGTGCTCGACCCTTTGCACGCCATAATCCCGCGACCGAAGCGCGGTTTGGTGAACCGGAGCACTTGCGGTTGCCAGGACGTGTTGCCTTGGGTTCCGCCCGTGTCCACGAGTGCCGACTTGATCTTCAGCGCCACACCATCGGCGCGCTTCCATTCGCTCGTCAGCAGCTCGTCCAGCTTCTCCCAAGTCTGAGGGTCAAACGGTGAGCCTGGGATGACGACGTACTGTATGCCCCACGACTCCTCGCCTTCTCCCCATCCGACGATCTCCACCTCCAACCGGTCGCCCTGCACGTCAACTCCGGAGGTCAGCAGCAGGACGCCGTTCGGTATCTGGGTGTAACTCTCCCGCTTCTTCAGCATGTCGTTCGTCTCCACCTTGTCGGCCTGCTCCTCGAACGTCTCCGCCAGGAAGGTGTTGACCCATGTCTTGATCGTCTCGCGCCCCTTCCGGACGGCTTGGATGTGCTCCTCCGCCATCTGGTGCAGCCGGTTCCGGAATCCCTTCTTATGCCGGAACAGGGAGTTGATCCCGTTCAGGTAGTAGCCTCGACGCGCCGACTTCTTGCCGGTCGCCCGCCACTCGCCACCCATGACCATCGCAATCCGGTCCTCATCCGTCAGCGCCGCTTGGCACGATTCGCACACGTAGCGCGCCTCCTCAGGTTGGTCCTTCGGCCATTGGACTTGCGACCACTTCAGCCAGTTCCAGACTCCACACTTCGGGCATTTGCAGAACCAGCGGCGCTGGTCGCTCTGATCCATCTCCTTTTCGATGCGGGAGACGTGCTTGATGGTGGGGGTGCTGGTCTTGACTATAACCGCGTTCCAGAAGCTTTCCGTTCGGCGTTCCGCCAGCGCGCACGGGTCGCCCTCGGTTCCGGCTGAGAATGGGAAGCGGTCCACCTCGTCCATAATGACGACGCGCCGCGGGCGAGCAGCCAGCCCGGACGGGGCGTTGGCGCCGGCCACTGCAATGTTCCCGCCGGGGAATGATTTCGTCAGGATGGTGTTCCCACTGTCCCGTGACCGCGGAGACTTCACTTTGTCGGTCAGGCACGGCGTGTCCCGGATCATCGGAGACAGGCGCTCTTTGCTCCACTCCTCCGCGCGCTCAATCGTCGGCTGGACCACCAGAATCGGCGACGGGTCCGCGTCGATGAAGTAGCCCACCATGTTGTTCACCATCTCGGTCTTTCCGAGCTGCGACGCCAGCATGAGTGCCACCGACTGCACCTCCGGGTCTGTGACCGCCTCCATCGGCTCCCGCTGGTATGGAGCGTTCGACGAGCGGTAGCGGCCCGACATCGCCGAGGATTCTTTCGAGAGCACGCGGAACTGGTCCGCCCACTCCCGGCAGTTAAGCCTCGGCGGCGGCGTCAGGATCTTCGCCAGCCTGCCCGTCACTTCCTCCAATGGGTCGCTTGCGTGCCTCATCTGCGGTTAATCGTTGAAGGTCCAGCATCAAGTCGTCCTGCTCCTCGCGGGTGAGCTTGCTCGCCATGATGCGCTGGCGTAGCGAAACGAAAACGCCCTCGAAATGCCGATATACGGCGTCGGCCTCGATCAGTTCGCCGCGCGCCTTCCGGTTCTGGATCTCCAGCTTGTCAGCTTCCTGGGTGAGTTTGCGGAGGGACTCGGAGTCGGCGTCGCCCCAGACTGCCGCGGCAATCTGCCGAGTGGAGAACCGGCCATCCTCACCGGGCGCCAGGTCAGCCTGGGTCAGGCGTTTCGACATGGAGCGGTGGTCAATCCCGAATTCGTAGGCAGCCTGCCCAATCGACCAGCGGACAGGCTCAAAACGCCTCCCGGGCGTGGAGGTGTCGGCTGGGGCGGGGCGCTGTCGTTTCTTGGTCATTCCTAAGTGGCTCTGTCGCTAGGATTTGATTGGGGTCCGTTGTTCACC